GCCGCTATTGAAAAAGGCTTTGCAGATATTGACCGGATTGTAGATACGAACAAGGCTTCATTAGCTAAGTTGCAGGAAGAATACAAACGGTTAAGTTCAGAAGCTGCAAAGGCTTTCAGCGAAGCGCGGGATGCGGACTACCGACGTTACACGGAAGCCGCAAAAAACATACAATCGGAAATAACCCTACGCGAAAAACAGATTAACGAAGCGCAGGCTTCCGCCGACCAGCTTCTGCAAGAAGAAAAGGCATTGAAGAAGCAAAAGGAAGCAGCCGAGAAGAACGTGAGCACACAGATTTCACTACGAACCCAGCTACGCAACGTTCGCGAAGAACTTGCACTTTTGGAAGCCAACGGACAACGCGGAACGGAAGCCTTCAAGAAGTTGCAGCAGGAAGCCGGACGGCTTACCGATGCGATAGGTGACGCTACGACACAAGCGCGTATATTCTCCCATGACAACTGGGGATTGCAGGGTATGATTTCCGGGCTTAGCGGCGTAGTAGGCGCGTTCAGTGCGGCACAAGGCGCGGTAGCGTTGTTCGCCGGAGAAAACGAAAATTTGCAGAAAGTAATGCTAAAGGTTCAAAGCCTTATGAGCATTACGATAGGTTTGCAGCAAGTAGCGAACACTATAAACAAGGATAGTGCCTTTATGCTTACGACCGTAGCGAAAGCAAAGGAACTGTTAGCGGCGGCAACCAACAAGCTAACCATAGCTTTAGGAGGTTCAACCATTGCTGCAAAAGCGTTGATGGCTACGCTAACTTTGGGGCTTTCCGTCGCTATTACCGTAATTATAGCGGCACTTTCTAAACTTCAAAGCAAGCAGGCGGAAGCCAAGAAAGCACAAGAAGAATTTAACAAGAAGGTATCGGAAGCAGCCGGGAAACCCGTAGCGGCTTACCGGGCATTGCAAACGGAATGGATTAGCCTTAGCGGATCACTGAAAGAACGCGAAAAATGGGTACAGAACAATGCCGACAAATTCAAAGAATTAGGCTTTTCAGTCCGTGACGCGAAGGAAGCCGAAGAATTATTAGTTAGTAACAGTTCTAAATTTGTTGAAGCGATGATGTTGCGGGCTAAAGCCACCGCTACAAGCGAACTTGCGATAGAAAAGTATAAGGATGTAATAGAAGCGCAAAACAAGCTGGATGCAACCCCTAAAGCATACGTTTCTAAAAAAGGCACATATACGGACGGGTACGGGGTAAAACGGAAAGGTACGGTATTGGAGAAAAGCGACACATGGAAAGAAGCCGAAGAAACATTAGAGAAAGCCGAAGCCGAATATAACAAACTTATCAACCTGCAAGTAAACTTTACCCAGCAGGAAAAGCAGATATTAGCGCAGATAGGCAACCAAGCCGGGCAAATTATAGCCGGAAGCGTGGAAGCAGCCGAAAAGGAGTTGGCACGGTTGCAGGAACTATACAAGAAGGCTGGTTCTGACAAAGAACGTGCCAGCTTGAAAAAACAGATAGAAGCACAGCAGAAGGAAGTAAACCGGATAAGCCTTACGAGTAAGAAAGAAAAAGACCCGTATTTAGAAATGCTGACGAAGCGAAAAGAAAAGTATGCGGATTATTTAAAATGGGTCACAAGCAAAGACGAAACGTTGAGAAAGGCAGCAAACACCGAGTTTGCCACATTGTTGAAGGAAGGTACAAGCTACCTCGATTATCTGGAAAAGAAACGCGCGGATATTCAGGCGAAAGCAACCAAGACAACAACCGACCTAAAGAACCTTAGCACGCTTAACAACGAAATAGCCAAGACCACGAAGGAAGCGGTTATTTCGGACTTTGACAAAAAGCTGCAAGAAGAATTAGCGGCATGTCAAACAATAGGCGCACGTTTAGACCTGCTGGAACAACGAAGGAAGGAACTTAGCGGCGATAATTCCGACGTGGATAACGCCAAGAAGGATATTATAGACGACGCCAAAAAAGACACCGTAAAACAAGCTAAGGAAGAAACCAAACAGTTGCTAAGGGAATACGCCGGGTATTTGTCCGATAAACTGGATTTTGAAGAAAGCTACGCATGGAAGAAACAAGCGATTACGGATAAGTTAGCCAAAGCCACTACCAGCAAGGACAAACAAGTAGCCGAAGCCGCTTTAGCCGCATTGGAAAAGAAACGGGCGGAGTATTCAAAGCTGACCGGAAACGAGCAATACGACCAGCTTTTGCAGCAATACAAGACGTACCAGCAGCAACAGACCGAAATAATGAAGACGTACGCGGCGCAACGTGTTGAAGCCGAAAAACAGGGCAATATAGCGATGATAGCGCAAATAAACGCGAAGGAACAAGCCGAGTTAAGCAAACTTGCAGCTTCCCGCCTTATGGCTTCCGATAGCTGGAACCAGCTTTTCAGCGACCTAAGCACACTTACGACCAACACGATAAACAAGCTGATTACAGACATAAACAGCAAGAAGGTATCACTTTCCGCACAGTTCAACCCGGCAGACTTGAAAGCCATTAACGACCAGTTGGAGAAAGCGAAGGACGAATTACACGAACGTAACCCCTTCCTCGCTTTGAAGGACAGCTTAGCGGAATTGCGTGCCGCCATGAAAGCCGACAAACTATTAGAAAGTGACGACCCGTTTGTTAAGAGTTTGGAAGAAAGGAAAAAGCAGTACCAAGCCTATACGGACACCATAAACAGCGGCGACGAAATATTAGCAGGCGCGGCAAAAGAAGCGTTCGCGGAACTTCTTAGCGAAGGTTCTTCCTATGTTGATTACCTGCGCCGGAAGATAGCCGAACTCAACAAACAGAAAGCTACAATAAAGCTGACCGTAGAAGGCGAAGAACAGTTAGCCGTGCTTAACGCCGCATTGTCAAAGGAAGAAGGCACGACGAAAAGCGTTTCAGCAGCTTTTAAGGAATCCTTTAAAAGCATAGGAAGCAGCATAGACCTTGTTTCCGGGGCATTTGACAGCGTTATAAGCGGAATAAAGAAAATGGGTGTTTCAATGGACGAAGAAACGGACGCTATTTTAGGGGACATCGGCGGAATGCTTGAAGGTGCAGGACAGTTCGCCGCAGGTTACGCAAGCATGAACCCGGTACAAATGGTTTCCGGTGCGGTAGGCTTCCTTTCTTCCGCCTTCGACCTATTCAACACCCGCGACCGGAAAGCCGAGAAGTCCATAAAGAAACACCAAGAAGCCGTTACCAAATTAGGCTATGCCTATAACGCATTGGAACACGCCGTAGATAGTGCTTTGGGCGAAACCGTTTATCAGAACCAAAATGCCATGATACAGAACCTGCGCGCCCAGCAGAACGAGATACAAGGCATGATAAACGATGAAATCAGCAAGAAGAAAACCGATTGGGGCAGAGTGGACGAATTTAGGGAGCAATACGCCGAAGCCGGAAGGCAGATAGAAGACCTAATAAAAGAGATTACCGAGAGCATTACGCAAACTTCGGCTACGGAATTGGCGGACGAATTGGCAAACGCGCTGGTAGAAGCCTTTGAAGGTGGGGAAAACGCGGCTAAGGCTTTCGGAGAAGTAGCAAACGACGTGATAAAAAACGCCGTTGTAAACGCCTTAAAATTACAGTTCTTAGAACAACCCTTACAGAAGGCTATAAAGCAGCTTCAAAAAGACATGGGGTTTGATGAAGAAGGAAACGGTTCTTTTAACGGATTGACGGAAACGGAACAGGCGCGTTTCAAACAAGCCATACAAGCAGCCGGGGCGAACTTTGCCGCTGCTATGGATATGTACAAAGACCTATTTGAACAGTTGGACGAAGACGACCCCAGCACGTTAAGCGGTGCAATAAAGGGCGCAAGCCAAGAAAGTATAGACCTTTTGGCTGGGCAAACGAACGCGGTACGGGTAAACCAAGTAACATCGCTCCAACTTTTGCGGCAACAGCTTACGCACCTTGCGAACATGGACACCACGTTAGGCGTGATAAGCGGGCGGCTGCTTACCATAATAAACAAGATTACCAACACCCCTACGGATGATTTACGTTCGCAGGGCATAACCGATTAACAACGGAATATGAGTTTTGAAGAATTGAAAAGGGCTTTAGCCGCCGAAGCGCAGGCTAAGGGCATTTGCTCGGAATGGTATAGCTTCATTCTTCGGGCGACATCAAAAGAAAGGCTTCTGACGCTTTTTGTGAAAGGGCTTGATTTTGTTTTTGACAACGATTTCCCCAGCGCGGAACTGCGTGCGGAGTTCAAAGGCTTGCATGAACATTACGGCGTGTTCATCGACGAACCTTTCAGCGTTGCAGACATGCGCCGTATTGTAGCTTTCGGGACATCGGAAGGCAAAGCCCGGTTTTCGGGGTTCTGCGCGGCGCAAGTATGGGCGCGGGATGATACAAAGCTGGTTGTAGAGGTTGAAGATAACGCCTTTGTCTGCATTGACATAACCAGCCGGACAAAAGTGGAGATAACAGCAAGCGGGACGGCAAAGGTTACTGTCTTCCAACACGGCGGGGAGTGCATTAACCGGGCTTCCGGCAACGCGAATATAAAAGTAATTGATAAACGTTAGCAGTTATGGCATTAGAACAGAATTTAATTTTAGACTTACCTTTCGACGAAGCGAACGGTTCTACCGTTGCATACGACTTTGCGCAGAACCGCCACGACGCAACCGTAGTAGATTGCAGTTTTGTAGCAGGTAAGCAGGGAAACTGCATAAATTTTGACGGCGAAGGATATGCAGACGTAAACTATAACGTTGTACCCCTATCCGGCAGTTTTACCATATTGGCATGGGTAAAAGCCAATAAATACCCGGACGGCTATACGGGCAAAAGAATAGGGTTGTTCTGCAATACCGACCAAGTGGAAGGCTACCGCGCCTTTTGGATAGACGTAGAACCGGATAGCTGGGGCTTCTTCGCTATAAAGAAGTCCGGTAACAGAGTTTTGGTTTATTTAGACACGCAGTTAATAGAAACGATTGTACTGCCTTCCACGCTTACCGGGATAGCGTTAATACAAGACATTTACGGCATAGGTTACGGTTACGCCGATTTAGACAGCGTGAAGGTGTATAACGTCGTATTGAGCGACGCGGAAATAGGCGAAGAACTTAACTCCGTTGCACAGCTTGAATATTATTTGGATGGTAAGAACTTCCGCGATTTCGGAATACGCGTAGAAAGTTCTACGGGCGTTCTTGACCTTCCCAAACTGAAAACCCCGGCTTCCGTTGATTGGGCGGACTATCACGGGAAAGTTATAGACCTTACCGAAAAGCGATACCAAGAACGCGAAATAACGCTTAATTGCTGGCTAAAGGCTTCCGGCAAAATGGATTTTGTAGAACGGGTTAATACCTTGTATGACCGTTTCCGGCAGGACGGCACACAGCGTCTTATGATTTCCATACACCCAACTAAACCGCTTGTTTACGAGGTTTACTGCGAAGACGGGGTAGCCCCTTCCAAACGCTGGCACGATGATAAAATGATAGGTACTTTCTCCCTGAAGCTGAAAGAACCCGACCCGGTTAAGCGTGTCGTAAGACACCAGCGATTAAACAGCGGTTCGGCTTCGGTAAGCGTAGCTTTCAAATCGGATAAGATGGTTAATATCTATTGGGGCGATGGTACGGTAGATACAGACGTTTACGGGGATTGCACCGGAAAGAACGCCATTAGCCACACCTACACGGATAACGGAATTTATTACATAATTGTAGCCGGGGTAATTGAAGACATAACGGACTTTGAAACTAACGGTATTGTAGTATGGAACAGATTATAATAAACCATGCCGACGGAAGCAAAACACCGTTATTCAGCAGGAAGAATATAAGCGCAGTAAGCAAGGCGACGCAAAAAATCGCCTTGCTTTCCGAGGACGTGGTAAGTATTACCATAACCACCGCTACGCCTTTGGATTTGATGATAGGCGATACCACGCTGATATACGGCAAGAAGTACAAACTTAACCAGCTTCCGCAAATAACCAAGAACGGCGAAAGGAACTATACCTACGAACTGACCTTAGAAGGGGCGCAATACGACCTTATAGATGTTCAGTACCATTTGCCCGAAGATTGCTACGGCGATACGTTCTACTCGGATTTGGGCGGGCATTTGGAAGTATTGATGTGGAACATAAGCCGCGTATATCCGGGGCTTTGGAAGCTGGGGAACTATCCCAAAGATACGGAGTACACAAACTTTACAGCCACCGAAAAGAATTGTTTGGCGGCATTGCAGGAACACTGTACCAACTACGGCGTAGAATTTGAGATAACCAGCGACGGGAAGACCAATACGCTCAACATAAAAGCCAAAGCGGGAATAACGCATACTTTCACGTTGAAGTACGGGCGCGGGCGTGGTCTGTACCAGCTTAGCCGTACCAACGTGAACAATGCCGGGATAACAAACCGCCTTTTCATTTACGGCGGAACGGAGAATTTAGGCAAGAACTACGGGCATACAAAGCTATGCCTTCCCGGAACTACGCGCCTTACTTCCTATTTGGAAGATGCGGAATCAATAGCCGCCTACGGGATAAAGGAAAACGAGAAGAACTATACCAACATCAAACCGGGACGTATAGGCACGGTTACGGCATTGGGTACGGATAAGATTACCTTCATCGACAATACGATGTTTGACCTTAACGCGAAAGAAGCGGACGGGAAAACAACGAAGTATCTGATAGAAGGAACGAACGCAAAGATTAAGTTTGAAAGCGGGCAACTTGCAGGCTACGAGTTTGACCTGCACAGCTACGAGCATGGAACGCATAAGTTTGTAATAAACAAGTTCCAAGACGAAAACGGTACGGTATTCCCTTCCGAAACTTCCGGCGCGTTTCAGATAAGCGTAGGCGACAAATACAGCATTTTAGATATTCAGTTACCGCAGGAATACATAACGGAAGCCGAAAAGGATTTGAAGGAAGCCGGGACAAAGGATTTTGAAACCATGACACAGCCGCAAGTAAGTTACAAACTTGCACTAACCGAAGGCTTCTTTATTTCGCTTTGGGGCAAAGAAGTGGAAACCGAAATCCTGCACGTAGGCGATTTCATACCGATTGAGGACGAACAGATAGGCGTAAATAAGGCGGTAAGGATTACCCGCATAGAGCGCGATCTGCTAAAACGGCATAGCTACGACATAACGTTAAGCGACACCGTAACGAAAAGCACTACCGTACGCGTTCTAAACGAAATAGAGGACTTGAACGAAGTCATTACCATAAACAAGCTGGCAGACCCCGCAAGGGCGCGCCGCCGTTGGCTGGCTACGCAGGAACTTCTAAACATGGTATTCGACCCCGAAGGCGACTATTACAGCGAGAAGATAAAGCCGCTTTCCATTGAAACGCAGATGTTAAGCGTTGGGGCTAAAAGCACACAGTTCACACTGCAAAACATTACGTTCCAGCCGAACTATGGCGGCAACCCTAATAGCCTTTACGTTTCTTCCGGTACATTGGTTCATTACGCGATAGACCCGGACGCATTGAAGTTGTGGGGGCTTTCTTCGGCAACATTTACTAACCTAACATCCGCTACGGCGTATTACATCTACGCAAAATGTCCTAAAAACGGGGATAGCGGAACTATTGTACTATCCGCTACGGCTAAGACGGTAGAAGCGGAAGCGGGCTATTACAATTTCCTTGTAGGGGTTCTTAATTCGGTTGTTACAGATACGAACGGGAAGAACCCCGGTAGGCTTGTTTCATTGACTTACGGGAGCAGTACCATAAACGGGCGTTTCATCCGTACCGGAAGGATAGAGAGCAGCGGCGGCGGTAAATGCTACTTCGACCTCGACAACGACGAAATAGGCGGCGTTATTCGCTTTGTAAGCAGCGACGGAACGACAAAGAACGTTTCAGACCTCGACCAGATAGCGAACGAAACAAAGAACTACATAAACAATACCCTGCCCGGTATTCTAAACGAAATACAAGCGCAATTAGACGGGCAAATAGAGCAGTTCTTTGAAACATACGACCCGACATTGACAAACGCGCCCGCGAAGGATTGGAACACAACCGCGCTGAAAGATGAACATTTAGGCGACCTTTTCTATAACACTTCAACGGGTAAAGTTTTCCGTTTCGTAAAAAACGGTTCTACTTACAGTTGGCAGGAACTACAAGACAGCGAAGTAGCGCAAGCGTTGGCACTTGCTAACGACGCGTTAAAACTTGCCGGGACAAAGCGGCGTATTTTCGTGGCACAACCTACAACGCCTTACGACGTAGGCGATTTATGGGTACAAGGCAGTACGGGCGACATCATGCGATGCAAGACCGCCCGCACTTCCGGTTCTTATAATTCCGCAGATTGGGTAAAGGCTTCCAAATATACGGACGACACCGGGCTAACCAACTTTATAAACAAGAACTTCACGCCAACCGTAAACGACCTTACGACACAGATAGACGGAAAAATAGAAAGCTGGTTCCAATCATCCGACCCGGCGGCTAATTGGACGACTACGGCACTAAAGAAGGCGCACGTAGGCGATACGTGGTACAGTTCAACAACAAAGTTGCTGAAACGCTATACCGTTTACGGTTCTACATATTCATGGACTACGATAGAAGACCAAAAGGCGATAGATGCATACACGGCAGCAAGCAAGGCGCAGGACACAGCGGACGGGAAAAGGCAGGTATTTGTAGCCCAGCCCAAACCACCGTATGACATAGGCGACCTTTGGCTGACGGGTGGAAAAACAGACGGAATACTGAAACGTTGTATAACTAAACGTACTTCCGGTTCTTACGTCGCTAACGATTGGGTGGAAGCCGTTTATTACGATAACACCCAAACCACGATAGACGGTGGCATAGTAACAGCCGGAACGGTTCAGCTTGCAGGTAGCGACGCGAGTATAAAAGCCGGAATAACGGGGGAAGGCACAGCCGACACAAGCGTAAGGTTTTGGGCTGGCGCAAGCAAGGGAAACCGGGCTACCGCACCTTTCCGCGTACTGCAAGACGGTAGCTTTGTAGCTACGAAAGGAACTATAACGGGAACAATCAACGCAAACGCCGGAAGTATTGGCGGCTTTGCGATAGCAAGCGGACGAATAGGCGTAGCGGCTTCATCCGGCGACACAAGCGGAAGTGGTTTAGCATTGCTTAGCAGTTTTATAAAGTTCTCGGATTCTTACCGCTGGGCTTCCATTGGAACGAACGTATTACCAGCTTCTACCGGGTTGGTCGGCGTTGGACGTTTTACCAACAAGACACCAAACAGCTACGGAACTAACTACGGGTTACTTATTGAAGCGTCCGGTGCGATGGTTAATTTGGGTATAGTGAGCAAAGGCGCGATAGTTTGCGACAGCTACGTAGCGGATTACGGCATATCAAAACTTTTGCCTTCCGTAAATACCTGCCTTACACCGGGCGACGCTACCAAGCCTACGTTATTCAAGTTAATGCCGCGCTTCATTTATAGCAACAGCGGCATAGGACTACCGCGTCGTGATTCCATTTGTACTGTGTTAGGCATTAGTAATTATACAGCCTTTGCCGTAAGGATTACTATTATTTGTGATAGAACGAGCACGCAGACCGGGTACGTTTGCGGGCGTAATACATTCGTAAAGAACAGTTCCGGCGGCAATGCTATGGATAGCAACTACTACCCGTACCGTATGAACAACAACGCGGGAAACGAAACCGGAAAGTGGAACATGGCGGCGGGCGACATACGCGAGTTTCTTTTAGTTTGGGACGGAAGCAGCGGATATTACGCCTATTTATTGAACATAAGAGAATAAGCCATGCATCACGGCGCAAGGCATTAAATAGAAGTGTTGTAACGCCGAATTTCACGGCTTCGGCTAAACAAACACTTCACGAGTATTTCACGACGTATTAAACTAATACGATAAGAAAGTATTTTTGTAACGACTTAAAATTAAGCGTATGGAAAATAGAAACGGCGATTTAGTGAGCGCGCAAATTTCGGTAGCCGGGAACGTGGATTTTTCCGGTGGCAACTTCCGAATGGATACGCCTTTTTGCTTAAAAAACGATGGCGAAGCGGCGGTAGTATTGGAAGTAAACCTTTGGGGAATGCCCGAAGGCGAATTTATAAGCACGCGCTTTGAAACGGGATGGAACCCCGAAATTATCAGAGAGATAAAAGAAACGAGTTCAGCAACCGCCCTAATTTGGGGCTATTAAAAATTATAATTATGGGTTTAATTATTGCAGCGGGCAACACAAAGCCCGCGTTTCCTTATGATTACTATTATGGCGTTAAGATTAACGTAAATGTAGCAGATACAAAGCTGGAACGGGTAGGAAGACCGGAACTACATGTTTCGCTCCCGGTTCAATCCCTTATGCGGCGTTGTCTGCTTAACGATGCGGGGAAGGTTGTAACCTACCTACATGCTACTAACAGTACGAAGACGGACACCGGGGCAGCGGCAGACCTTACCGGAGCTTCCGGCATGGTAATGGTAGAAATACCGAAGCACTACCGTAAGTTTGAGTTTGACGGTACTACGTTTACCTGCCTTATTTCGCAATACCAGCTACCGGGCTTTATCGAAGTACCAAAGATGTACCGTAGCGCATACGAAGCCACGATAGACCGAACTTTATCAGCTACTCCCAAACTTGCCAGCGTGGTAAATACTACGGCGGCTTTCCGGGGCGGAAATAATAATACGGCATGGGACGGAACTTATAGAACCCTATTAGGTCGCCCGGCTACCGCCACATCGCTAACCAACTTCCGAAAATACGCACGAAACAGAGGTGCAGTAGGATTGAACGGCGCGGGCTGGAACTGCGATTTATACGCGGCACAAAACGCGACCTATTGGCTTTATGTGGTTGAATACGCCAACCTTAACTGCCAGCTTGATTTTAACGCGCAGCCTACAAGCGAAGGCTACAAGCAGGGCGGATTAAGTGCGGGCGTTACGACGCTTAACAGTACGAAGTGGAACACATTCAACAGCTACTACCCGTTTGTCCCCTGCGGTACTACAAATTCATTAGGCAACGCTTCGGGCGTAGTCGAATTTACCATGCCGGACGAATACGATACGGGCGTAGTAGTTAAAGTAAAAGTACCTTCATACCGGGGAATAGAAAACCCGTTCGGGCATATTTGGAGTTGGACGGATGGATGCAAATGCGCTATTGAATCGGATGCGGACGGCGGCGTAAGTTCTTTCTATACTTGCGACAACCCGGCAAACTACCAAGATACCAACTATGACAATTACGTAAAACGCGGCGAACTTCCACGTAAGGAAGGTTATGTTAAGCGCATGATGATAGGCGAATACGGGGAAAATATGCCTACGGAAGTGGGCGCAGGTTCTACTACCTACTTTGCCGACTACTTCTATACCAACATACCAGCCAGCGGCGTAGCACAAAGGGGTGTCTTGTTCGGCGGTGCTGCG